TGGTAACAGGATCGTTAGATGATACACCTGAAGAAAGACCTGCCATATTAGATTATCAATTACCTGTACTAGGTGGCGCAGCTGTAGCAGGAACTGCTGTTACTGCTCCTTCAACAATTGAAGCCGCTAGATCAGCAAGGTTTGGAAAAACACCGTCAGGAATTACAAAGACAGCATTAAAAACTTTAGGAAGAGGCTTAGGAGCTCTTGGAACTCCAGCTGGTCTACTTGCAACTGAACCATTATTTTTAGCTGGTCAAGTTCAACAAGGAGATTCGTTAGGAGAGATTGCAACTAATCCAATGAATTATTTAGGAGCTGCATTTGTAGGCCCTATAGATAAATTTGCTACCAAAGGATTAAGTCCTCAGATTGCAAAAACAATGAGACTTGGAATTAGTCCAAATGTTTTAAAAACTGTATCTCGAAGATTCGGATTACCTGGATTAGCGTTATCACTAGGTATTAGTGGATATGAAACATTTGACGATTACAGAAACAAAAGAGGTATGTTTAGTGAAGAATAAAACTCTTGTTGCAAATATGCAACACGTTAAATGGAAGGAGATCCCGCCTTTAAAAGGACCGGACTCACAAGGGTTGAATGTTCCCACAAAACAAGTTAAAACAATAGAGAACTCGGAGAATATAAATGGCAGAAATAGACAAACCATTACCAAACGTAAATACTGAAATTAAAGTACCTGGCGAAGAAGAAATTGTTGAAGCTCAACAAACAACTGTTGAAGAACAAGTTGGACCAGATGATGTACAAATAACTCAGGAAGAAGACGGAGGTGCTACAATTAATTTTGATCCAGAAGCAGTTAATCAACCTGGAACAGAATCACATTTTGATAATTTAGCAGAATTATTACCTGAAGATGTGTTAGGTAGACTAGGATCAGAACTTGCAGCAAATTTCGAACAATACAAATCTTCTAGAAAATCTTGGGAAGATACTTACACAAAAGGTTTAGATCTTTTAGGATTTAAATATGAAAATCCAACTCAACCATTTCAAGGAGCTTCTGGTGCAACACACCCAGTGTTAGCAGAAGCAGTTACACAATTTCAAGCACAAGCTTACAAAGAATTATTACCTGCAAACGGTCCAGTACACACACAAATAGTTGGACTTGCAGATAGAGCTCGAGAAGAGCAATCAAACAGAGTTAAAGAATTCATGAACTATCAGCTCATGGATGTGATGAAAGAGTATGAACCCGAGTTCGATCAAATGCTTTTTTATCTCCCTCTTAGTGGCTCTGCTTTTAAGAAAGTCTACTATGACGAACTTTTAGGCAGAGCTGTATCCAAGTTTGTACCAGCGGATGACTTAGTTGTTCCATACACTGCAACTTCACTAGAAGATGCTGAAGCAGTAGTGCATGTAATTAAAATGTCTGAAAATGATTTAAGAAAAAAACAAGTTTCAGGTTTTTATAAAGACATTGAACTAACACCTGGTTACAATCAAGAAACAGAAGTAGAGAAAAAAGAAAGAGAACTAGAAGGAATTAAAAAAACTAGAGACGAAGATATTTATACTGTATTAGAAGTTCATACAGATTTAGATTTAGAAGGTTTTGAAGACAAAGACTCATCAGGAGAACCAACAGGAATTAAACTTCCATACATTGTAACTCTTGAAATGGGCGGAAGAAACATATTATCAATTAGAAGAAACTATCAAGCAGACAATCCACAAAAACTTAAAATAGATTATTTTGTTCATTTTAAATTTTTACCTGGAATGGGTTTTTATGGTTTTGGATTAATTCATATGATCGGTGGTTTGTCTAGAACGGCAACTACTGCATTACGTCAATTGTTAGACGCAGGAACTTTAAGTAATTTACCGGCAGGATTTAAACAACGTGGAATCAGAGTTAGAGACGAAGCACAAGCGATTCAACCTGGAGAATTCAGAGATGTAGATGCACCTGGAGGAAGTATCAAAGATGCATTTATGCCTTTACCATTTAAAGAACCCTCACCAACTTTATTACAGTTAATGGGGATAGTGGTACAGGCAGGGCAAAGATTTGCCGCCATAGCTGACATGCAGGTCGGTGACGGCAACCAACAAGCAGCTGTTGGGACGACCATAGCTCTCTTAGAACGTGGTTCCAGAGTCATGTCAGCCATACACAAGAGATTGTATGTGGCGATGAAGAATGAATTTAGTTTATTGGCTGGAGTTTTTAAAACTTATCTACCAGCTGAGTATCCATACGACGTTGTAGGTGGACAAAGAAATATTAAAGTTACAGATTTTGATGATAAAGTAGATATTATTCCAATTGCAGATCCAAATATATTTTCTCAATCACAAAGAATTAGTTTAGCACAAACAGAATTACAACTTGCAATGTCAAATCCGCAATTGCATAACTTATATGAAGCGTTTCATGCAATGTACACAGCGATTGGTGTAAAAAATATCGATAAAATTTTACCACCACCGCAACAACCACAACCAATGGACCCTGCAACAGAAAATATTCTTGCAATGAGCAATAAACCGTTCCAAGCATTCAAAGGACAAGACCATCAAGCGCATATTACGACCCATTTAAACTTTATGGCAACAAATATGGCTCGAAATAGCCCTGTTGTAATGGCTGCACTAGAAAAAAACATTTTTGAACACATTTCTTTGATGGCACAAGAGCAATTAGAGGTAGAATTTAGAGATGAGATCGCACAATTGATGCAAATGCAACAAATGGTGCAACAAAATCCAATGTTACAGCAAGATCCGCAGTATCAACAGCAGATTATGCAGATGTCAATGAATTTAGAATCTAGAAAAGCTAAATTAATTGCAGAAATGACTGAAGAATTTAAAAATGAAGAAAATAAAATTATGGGTGAGTTTAATGGCGACCCAATTGCTAAATTAAAAGCAAGAGAACTAGATTTAAGAGCTATGGACGACACTGTCAAACGTGAACAAGACCAAGAAAAGATTAATTTAGATAAATCCAAACAATTAATGGGTCAACAACAGTTTGATGAAAAGCTGCAACAAAACGAAGAATTAGCTGAATTAAGAGCTGATACCTCGCTAACTAAAACACAAATGGGTATTGACGCAAAAATGGTCAATGACATGATGAAACAAACTGATGTTAGGATCTTGAAAGGTCCTAAAAGATAGTATAAGAAACTAAAAGGAGAAAAACTATGGGAAAAGGAAAAACATTCTTTACAAAAAACAATCCAAATTACATTGGGAAAGTTGTATCTGATACACCAAAAGCAGATGCTAATAATACTCTTTCTGTAAATGCGGATGGTTATGCACAAGAAGTTGAAGTTAAAATTCCTCAAGGTGAGCCAACAGTAAATAAAGTTGGTGGCCAAAGAAGAATGTTAGCTTCTAAAAAATCTACAGTTAAGTGGTACTAGTATGTGGTTATCGGCAATTAAATTAGCCGTCTCTGCTGGTAGTAAAATTTATGCTAATAAGCAGAAGGCAAAAGTCGCTATGTCGGACGCACAGCTATTGCATGCGGAAAGACAAGCTCGAGGTGAGGAAGCTTACCAAGGTAAACTTCTAGAAGCCCGTCAAAACGACTACAAGGACGAGTTCGTTCTTGTGATATTAAGCGCGCCCATAATTGTGCTTGCATATGGGGTCTTCAGCAATGATCCGGTGGCTCTTGATAAGATTAAGATCTTTTTTGAGCATTTCGCGGCGTTGCCGACATGGTTCACTTCACTTTGGATCCTTGTAGTTGGTAGTATTTTTGGTATAAAGGGAACACAAATATTTAGGAATGGTAAAAAATAATGAGCAAAAAATCTAGAAGAAGAAATAAAAAAATTCTTGGTGCTTTAGCACTACTTGGAACTGGTTTAGCTTTAGCTAACAGAGGCAAAGGAACAGGTGTGTCTGGAAGTGATAAAGCTAAATTTACTTCAGATGCAGCATACAGTATGCCAAAAAACGATATAGAGTTTAAAGAAACAGTTGTAAGCACTCCTAAAACTATTATGGATAGCATGCCTGCTAGACCCAAGAAAAATCCATTATCTAAAAGAGTAACTGACAAAGGTGAAGTTTACACAATTAAAGGTGGCAACACCGGTGTTGGAAATCCAAAGACAGCTTTTGTTGGAGATAAATATATTTATAGAGATGGTAAACCATATACTAAAGGAAGGTTTGGGACTTTTGCAGCACAAAAACAAATGGAGAGAGGAGCATTACCTCCTCAGTTAAGAGTCCCTAAAATAAAAAATCCATATCAAGGTTCGATGTCTGGATTAGCTTACGGAGATTTTGCAGCTAAAAAAGGCGGACGTGCAACCCTC